ATAGAGGCTTTGCACGGTGAAATGGAATATTACCTAAAAAGACACTTTAAAGCCGCTAAAGAGTAATAAAGAATAACTACTAGTTGTTGTTTGAAAAGAGGCTGTAAAGAGTCGCTAACAAACTATAGAGTCATTTATAACATAATTTAAGGAACTATTCCAATGGGACGTAAAATTAGATACGTAAGAAACGAAAGCAATCACCCTTTACTGGTTAAAGGTAAAATTTATAGCTTGTATGGTTTAGCTAGAGAGGCTAAAATAGCGCCAATGACTCTACGTAATAGAGTCGGGTCATCAGATATTGTAACGGATGATCATTTTATAACTAAAAAGAAAACTCATGTGATATGGCCTGTTTTTGAGACTGCAACAGAGGCTGTATCCGCAAAATGGTTAAGGAGATTAATATAATGTTTAAAGAATATATGACTGGGGCTTTAACGCCTGAAGTACAAGCAGTGTTAAAAGCATCGCAGGACATCGCCAGCGGTGTATTTAGCTTGCAAGAGGCTGCAAACTTCTATAAAGTGCCTGCGAAATCCATTGTTCAGTTTATGGCTGAGAGTGCAGAATATGACGTTATTTTTAACAAGAGAGAAACCTAATGAAAATATTTAACAGAACACTATCAATAGAGCTTATTAACGGTGCAGGCTTATACTTTGAGATAGCCGACAGCAGGGCTGTGTGGGTAGTCAATCAAGAAACTGGCGAAACCTATGCCATGCCCTTTGAAGGTTACTTACTGGGGTTACCGTTTATACTGATCAGTTACGGTAGGGTATATGAGGAGATAGATATATGAGTGGTTTAATACACCAGCCATGCCCTGATTGCGGTAGCAGTGACGCATTGCAGATAAACACCAACAGCACTTTCTGCCATAGCTGCCATAAATACACGCCTACCAGCGGTGACTATGCACCTGTATCAGTTCCAGAGTCTACAGAACCAAAGGCTAAACCAGACTTTAGCGCGGTAGAGAGAACACTTACTACAGGCAACTATCAAGCCATTATGACTAGAGGGTTGACCACAGCCACAGCCAAGACCTACGGCATACTGGAGAAGCCCGACAAGACCTATTTCTCTTATCACGATCCAGAAGATGCCAACGTTCCTATAGCCGCTAAGATTAGGCTACCAGACAAGCAATTCTACAACGTAGGCAACTGGGCAGCCTCTGGACTATTCGGACAGCAACTGTTTAACGGTGGCGGTAAGTATATAACGCTGTGTGAGGGTGAGTTTGATGCAGCAGCAGCCTACCAGATGCAGGGCAGTAAGTATGCCTGCGTAAGCGTCAGGAATGGTGCTGGCGGTGCGCTGAAGGACTGTAAAGCAGCATACGAGTATCTGGACAGCTTTGAAGCCATTATTATATGCTTTGACGCAGACGAACCTGGAAATAAGGCTGCTAAAGAGGTGGCAGAGCTGTTCAGCGGCAAGGCTGCTATAGTCAAGCACACTGGCGGCCATAAAGATGCCTGCGACTACCTAGTCAACAACGATGTCAAAGGCTTTACAGCAGCATTCTGGGCGGCAGAGAAGTTTGTACCAGACGGTATCATCAACGGTGCTAGTCTCTGGGATGAGGTGAACAGACCTGTAGAGAAGTCTGCTGTTATGTATCCGTGGCAGAACCTGAACAAGCTAACCTATGGCATCAGAGAGGCTGAGCTAGTTACTATCACTGCTGGCTCTGGGCTGGGCAAGTCACAGTTTGTGAGAGAGATTGTCTACCACATCTTGCAGAACTCAGAGCAGAACATTGGCCTATTGTTCCTAGAAGAGAACGCCAGAAAGACAGCGTTGTCGCTGATGTCACTATCAGCTAACAAGCCCTTACACCTACCAGACGTAGAAAGCACAGAAGAGGAACGCTGGGAAGCCTTTGAAGATACAATGGGTACACAGAGACTGTTCTTGTTTGACCACTTCGGTAGCACCAGTATTGACAACATTGTTGCACGCTGTCGCTACATGGCTAAGGCGCTGGACACCAAGTTTTTGTTCCTAGACCACGTCAGTATTGTTGTATCAGCTCAGAGCAACGGTGATGAGAGAAAGGCTCTGGATGAGATATGCACCAAGCTACGTATGCTAGTGCAGGAAACAGGTATAACATTGTTTATGGTTAGTCACCTGAAGCGTCCTGACGGCAAAGGCCATGAGGAAGGTGCTGCTAGTAGTCTGTCACAACTCAGAGGCTCTGCCAGCATTGCACAGCTATCAGATATGGTGATAGGTCTGGAACGCAACGGTCAAGCAGCAGACCCGACAGAGCGTAACACTACCAATGTCAGGGTTTTGAAGAATAGGTTTTGTGGCACTACTGGCCCTGCTGGTGGCTTGCTATTCAACGGTGACACTGGTAGAATGCTAGAAATTAGAGAGGAGGCGCTGTAGATGAGATGTATATCCTGTGATAAGTTACTTTCAGACTTTGAAGCAACAAGAAGGTCAATCCAGAGCAATGATTTTGTTGAACTGTGCAACGATTGTTTCTACTACGCAGCAGATGACATTGCAACGCTTTCCAGAGAAGACCTGAGAAGCGAATCAGATATTTTTATAGGAGAACAAGAATATGAGCAAGATTGGAAGCTGGTTGATTGACACTAACCAACGTAAAGCAGAGATAAAGCATGTTAAGCCGTATGACAGACACAGCAATAACGACAGAGCAGTGAGAGAATACTATGTTGATTACGTTAGATATAGAAACAAACACTAGCCATGACGTTATCTGGTGTGCTGTGACGCAGGACATCGACACTGGTGAAGTGCTAGAGCATTACAGTGGAACAACACTAGCGCCTCTAATAAGCAAGGCTACAGGCGTTGTGGGACATAATCTCATAGGCTTTGACGCGCCAGTGCTGTACAACGTGTGGAATCTAACTATACCAACAGGAAAGCAGCGAGACACCCTAGCAATGTCTAGGCTCTGGAACCCATCGCTAGAAGGCGGTCATAGTTTAGACTCGTGGGGTCAACGCTTTGGCGATCCTAAGATAGACTTTCACGACTATGACGGTGGACTGTCTGACGAGATGGTAGAGTATTGCAAGCAAGACGTAGCACTAACAACCAAGCTGTTTAAACACTTAACCGACACACTGAAGCGTGAGGAGTTTTCACAACAATGCGTAGATTTAGAAGAGAAGGTCGCCATCATTACGGCTCAACAGGAACAGAACGGCTTTCAGCTAGACGTAGAACAAGCAACCTTGCTTTGGGTAGACCTCTGCCACAAGATGAAGGAGATAACAAGCAACCTACAGAAAGTGTTTCCACCAATAGTGGAGGAGCGTTGGAGCGAGAAGACGGGCAAGCAACTGAAGGACAAGGTAACTGAGTTTAACGTAGGCTCTCGTAAGCAAATAGCAGAGCGTCTACAAGGTGTTGGCGTTAAGTTCAAACAGAAGACAGAGAAGGGTTCTATCATTGTCAACGAGAAAGTCTTAGAAGGCATCGACATACCAGAAGCTAAGATGATTCACGAGTACCTGCTACTACAGAAGCGTACAGCACAGATAGACTCTTGGTTGGGCTTTGTCAAGGACGGTAGGGTTCACGGTAGAGTGATTACCAACGGTGCAGTGACAGGTAGAATGACGCACCACAGCCCTAACATGGCGCAGTGTCCCGCAGTAACAGTGCCTTACGGCAGAGAGATGCGATCGTTCTGGTGTGTGCCAGAGGGTCACAAGCTGGTCGGTATAGATGCCAGTGGCTTAGAACTGCGTATGCTTGCACACTACATGCGTGATGAGAACTACACCAACGAGATACTAAGCGGTGACATTCACACAGCTAACATGAAAGCAGCAGGCTTAACTGATCGCTCGCAAAGCAAAACTTTCATATATGCTTTTCTTTACGGCGCTGGTGCAGCTAAGATAGGTCAGATAGTCGGTGGCGGCTATAAAGAAGGTCAGCAGCTAATTGACTCTTTCCTACGCAACACACCAGCGTTAGCTAGGCTGCGAGAGCGTGTAGCTAAGTTCTCTGCTGGCGGCACACTACCCAGCCTAGACGGTAGACGCTTACGTGTCAGGAGCGAACACGCAGCCCTTAACACACTGCTACAAGGTGCTGGCGCTGTTGTAATGAAGCAGGCACTGGTGCTGTTAGCTAATCGTTTATCGACATACGATATACCACACAAGCTAGTAGCAAACGTACATGATGAATTTCAGATAGAAGTACCAGAGAATTTTGCCAATGTTGTAGGCAAAGCAGCAGTAAGAGCCATTAGAGATGCAGGAACGGAACTAAACCTGCGATGCCCACTCGATGGCGAATATAAAATAGGAAATAACTGGGCAGAGACGCACTAATGTGCTATACTAACCGTAGATCAGTTGTGATCTAAAACAACCAAAAGGTAATTATTATGACAGAAGCAAAACCAGTAACAATCAATGCAGACATCATGTGGGCCAGCCTTAACGAGCCTAACCGTATGTCTGGTAAGTTCCAAGTAGACCTGACTCAGCTATCTAAAGCGGCTATGGAAGCTCTTGAGATGATGGGACTCAGTGTACGTAACAAGGAAGGCCAAGGTGATTTCATCACTGCTAAGTCTAACAATCCTATCCGCGCCTACGACACTGACGGCAACGAGATCAAAGGTATCCTCATTGGCAACGGCTCTAAAGCCAAAGCTGTGGTCGGCTACTACGATTGGAAGTCACCCGCTGGTCAGGCTGGTCGCAGCCCTTCTCTAATGAAGCTAGTAGTCACTGACCTCATTGCCTATAACGGCGGTGGTGAAGTAACTGAAGTAGCTATGGACGAAGCATTGTGATCTTAATTGATGCAGACATATTGGTCTACCGCATAGGTTGGTCATGTAACAACGAATCAGAGAAAACTGCCGTCAGCACCATTGACGGCTTTATCTCCGACATCCTGTTGCAGCTCAACGTAGACGAAGAAACAGACTACTATGTTCTGTATCTCACTGGCAAAGGAAACTTCCGCAAGGAATATGCCGTCACTGCTGAGTACAAAGGAAACCGCAAGGATAAGGAAAAGCCAGTACACATCCAAGCACTGCGTCAACACCTTATCGACAAGTGGGCTGCTGTAGTTACTGAAGGAGAAGAGGCAGATGATGCCATAGCTATAGCAGGAACCACACACGGTGATAAAGCCATCATGGTTTCTTTAGACAAGGACTTTGATCAGATTGCAGGTTGGCATTATAACTTTGTTAAAAAACGCAAGTACTATGTTAAGCCAGAGGAAGGCTTACGCTTTTTCTATCGACAGATACTAATGGGTGACAGAATTGACAACATCATAGGCATCCACGGTATTGGCGAGAAGAAGTCAGAGAAGATTCTAAAGGACTGCGTTACTGAGCAGGAACTCTACGACAAGTGTGTAGAGATGTACGAAGGTGACGAAGACAGAGTGATAGAGAATGGTAGGATGCTCTGGCTGCGTAGACACGAAGGTGAGATATGG